TGGCGACTGGCTGAGATTTTCTTGGCGTTGCCGAAGCCCTCCAGAATCTTCCAAACGTCCTGCCAGTAGAGATCGACTTGATGGTTCGGATTCGCGCCAGTGGTTCCAACATTCGGGTAATAATCTCTGTCGGGACCGTAGAGGATCAGATGTCCGCCCGGTCGAATGACACGCCACCACTCTCGCAGGATGGCCTCCGTGCATTTGAAGTCCTCCAGGCAGTGCGAACTGAAGATGTAATCGAAACTGCCGTCGGCGAAGATGCCGAGAGCCCGATCTTCCGAGAGATCGAGTTTGATGTCTGCCGCCGTCCCGCCGATGTCGATCCCGATAGCCTCTTTGCAGACCTTGCCATCGCCTGCGCCAAGGTCCAGACCCGTTCCCCGAAGATAACTGGCGATGCGATACCGGCACTTCTGGGCCTCATAGCCCTGCGATGTTTGTGCTGTCCATGTCATACTGTGACCATCCTTTCGTTCTGTTTTGCCTTGTGTAGTTCCGCCACCTGGCCGCGTATGTTGTCGATGTCCGGCGCTAATGCCTCCCGCGTCGCGGGTACGTCGGGGTGATTGAGAACCTCAAAAAGTTCACCCGTAATCCACTTGCGGGCGTAATAGTCAGTATCCAAGACCTTACGGGTATGCAGGATAGGCGAGCCGAAGACCTTCGAGGCCCCACCCTCGTGAATCCCCCTGGCCTTGACGATATTCCAGATTTGAAAGCCACGGGAGCGAGCCATGAAGCAATAGTCGCTGTCGCTGCCGATCAGTTGCATGTTCTCGTCGAGCAGGCCGATTTCCCTGAGCATCCGCGTTCGCATAATCCAGCAACAGGCCGAAGCCCAGCGGATTTGCCTATTCTCCTGGAAATCATCCAGAGGCCCACAACCGGCCGTCCCGATGGGGTAGGCGGCGAAACCCCCGGCAAAGATGACCTCGTTGGGTTTCTCGTGTGACAGTTGAAGAGGCATCCCAATCCCGCAGTCAGGCGTAGCGTCCATAAACGAAACCATCTCTTCAACGGCCTGGGGTTCGAGATACATATCCTGATTCAAGATGATGATGTAGGGCTCACTCGGCGTCTGTTCAAGAAAGTAGCGCAGGCCGATATTGATGGCTCTTGTGAAATAGATATTCTCGTCCGAGTTGTCGTGGATATAGACCTGGACGCTGCACGTCTGCTGGCGCAGGTGTTCGAGGCACTTGTCGAGTTGCACTCGGTTTTTATAAAACGGAATGACGACAGATACTGGCATCTTACGCAAGAAACTCCGCATAGTCTTCGGGATGTTTTCGGATGGCTTCCGGCAAATCGTCTAAGCCGGTAATCTCGTAGATATGGTCCGGGCGCTCGAATAAATCCGTATGGTTTCTACGGCAGGCTTCGATTCGGTCGAGGTCGCACCATTTTGGAGTATCGAATTCCGAATGCGCGAAGGCCCCTAACTTCTCAACGATCCTTTCGGGCTGCATGACGTAGCTGAAATGCCAGCCCGCGTTCGGGACAACTGGCTGAGTATCGGAGTAACTGATCCGCAAACTCTGGCATGAACCCTTGTAGGTCTTTAGGAAGTCCTCGTATCGACAGGCTATCGGCCAAAGCCAGTCTTTCTTGAGGCGGCAGTTGAAATAGTAGTAGTACATCCTTACCGAGAGGCGAACCGGCAAGACAGAGAAAGGCAACACCTCAACGGCATCGCGGGCAACGATCTCGTCACCGTCCGTCAGGATAATGATGTCGTCGGGTTGGCAGACGGTCTTCAAATAGTCGCCGAGGGCGTTGCGCTGGGCATAGTCGTTCTCCCATCGGTCGGCGCTGGGGGTCGATTGCGCGAAGACGACAGGAACCAACTTGTCTTTATAGGAGGCATACCGTTCAGTCTGGTCGCTGAAGTACAGGGGCTTGGTCTTTCCGCTGAAGGTCTTGTTGGACTCCAGAATGACGAATTTATCCACGACCGGCCACAGTTCGGCCAGGCGAATATCCAACAGTGTAAACTCATCGTAGAAGAGCGAGCAGTCATAGATCATCGGTGTACTCCTTAGTGGCGCCGGGGGCGTAGCCACGAGCCGCGCCCCCGGCCGCCAAAACGAAAGGATGAATCAGCCCCTTGTCAGGCAAACAGTCGCTGATAGGTGATCCGCAGGTTCCCTGGTCCGACCGTGCAGACGCCCGCCGAGGACGTTGCCGTACCGCTCATGTCGATCTGAAGCTCGGTATTGGCCGCAATGTCCGCACAGGCGGCTGCCGTCATTGTTCCGTCCACGTCAGTCAGGGCCGTTGACAGTCCGACGGCGACATCTCCGAGTTGGGTTGTCCCGTTCATCAGCAGTACGTTGCCGCCGATGGCAGGTGTACACGCCGTCAGAACCTGAAACTTCATCGCCAGCAGTTTGCACCGGGCGAAAAGCTCGAACTTCGAGGCGTCTTCCTTTTTCGGCACGCCGGCCGACGCCGTTGCCGTTGCTGTCCCACTGATGTTGGCTGTTTCACTTGTTTAACAAACACTTCCACACTCACAGGGTCTTACACGGCGCTCGTCAGATGGATGATGTGAGGATACCAGCCGTAGGTCGAGCTGACGCTGTCGCCGGTCTTTCCGTCGATGTCGCACCAGATGCTCTTAAAGGCCGTCAGAGCCCGCCAGGCGATGCTCTTATCGCGCCCGTGGTCCTTCTCCTCGTAAGTGATGATGGGCGGCATGATGGGAATCTCCATCACCGCGTCGTCACCGAAGAACACGGCTTCGCCATAGCTCGTGTTGAGCGCATTGGAGAGCAGGTGGTTCTCCTTCACGAAGCGGCAGTTGTAAATCTTGCCCGCCTCATTGGTGAGCCGTTGCTCGGGCTTGGTGTAGCGGAACACGTCGATCCATGTAGTGTCGTCGGTCAGCCCGCGCAGGGCGTTCACCGAAGCGATGCAGACATAGTTGCCCTCATTGTCGTAGGGCGGTACGTTCCACTTGCTCAACTGGTCGCAGACGTTCTTGACGTGGTAACTGTTGAGGTTCGAGGCCCCCGTGGCAATGCACGTACCGTTCGTCGTCAGCGAATAGCTGTCGGTGGCAACGGCACAATACTTCGCCATCGTGTCGATGAAGGCCGCCTTACAGGCCCGATCGAGTGTCTGCGCCTGGTGGCTCCGGAGTTTTTTGTGAACGATGTTGTCCACGTTGAACTCGGAAATCTTTTCGAGCTTGCCCGTGAAGGGGATCGCCACACCATATTCGGCCACGGTAGCCGTACCCTGCCCCAGGATGAACGTCGCACGCGGCATGGTCGAAGTCTCAACCAGCGTCCCGTGCGTACCCGGGATATCACCCATCTTGTCGAAGAGGATGATCGCGCCCTTCCCGCCGCCGTTCAGGGCGTCGTCCTTAATGTTACAGAACTGGGCGAAGCGCATGAGCGGCTGCGCCGCGTCCCAGATTTTCTGTGACAAGCGCGGATTGGTCATGTAACCGCCCAGCGTGCTTGTCACCCACAATTGCTGTGTTGCCATAATAAAATCTCCTTATCGTCGAGCGCTAAGGAGCGACCGTCTGTGTTTGCGCACGTCGGTTCCTCCTTGCGTTGACGTAGTTTTCACCTGTCATTTCTTCGTTGACTTGCGGAGTTCCAGATGCTGGAGATGTGGGTCCGGTCGCGGCCGTACCGCTCATCTGGGCGGCGGCGGCGGCCTTCTTCCTGGCCTCGTCTTCGGTCTTCTTCCTGGCGTCGTCAGCCTCTTTCCTCCCGGACTCGCGTTCGGCCTTGAGGATCTCGCGGGTCATTTCGACGGCCCGTTCAATCCGCTTCTCGGCCGGCTCGTGCGGGGAGGTCTTGTTTTGCAGATGCCAGCGGACAATGACTTCCTTCGGCCCGTTGTCGCACACGTCGGGGTATTTGGTCCTGACGTTCTGGGCGATCAACTCCTGGCGGAAGGTGGTAGCCTGCTGGTCGAGCAGTTGCTTGACATCTTTTTTCGTAAAGTAGCTTTCAGCGTCTGCGTCCCCGGCTTCATCTGCGGCTTGGCCCGGTTGCCCGCCCTGAATCCGGCTGTAGTCGATGTAGGGTTCCAGCGTCTGAAGCAATTCCTGGCTGCGCGCGGCGTCCTGAGAGACCTTCGTGAACTGCGATTGAAGCTCTTTCGTTGCCGCCTGGAGCTTTTGGACTTCAGCCTTATAGTCGGGGGTTTCGGTTCCGGCCGCGGGTTGGCCCTGAGTACCGGCGGCGCCGCCGGCCGCCGCTGCACCTGCACCTGCACCGTCTGCTACTTGCCCATCGCCCATTGTCCCTGCGTCACCTTGCGGGGGTTGAGCGACTGAGCCCTCTTCGAGTCTGATTTCGTCTGCCATGTCAACATCTCCTTTTTCCGGCCTGAGTCCCATCGCTGAGTTGTTCAAGCCTCATCAGAAATCCAATAAAAAAAAGCCCCTGACGGCGTCACAGTGACACCGAACAGGGGCGATCTTCCAGCTTGGCTGTTCTTGTTAAGTCAATTACTCAGTTTTGCTTGTTATCTACTTGCCTGCCATCTCCTTCATCCTTTCGATTGACTATGATTCTACCATCTTTTTTCTCGGAACTATGTACGTATCCTTAACGACACCGTCCTTGCAATCGACCTCGACGATAATCCGGCCCGTAAAACCCGGCTGCCATTCTACCGGCAGGTGGGCCAGAATCAACTGGCCTAAAGCGTGTTTCGGCGTTTTCCTCTCCTGGACTGTAATTCCAGGCAGGGGGCACTCCCTATCCTGCTTGGCTCTAAAGTGGCGTTCTGTGTCTGCTTCGATGTCGTGATGCGGACTCATGGTGTTTGGGTGGCCTCCTGCTTGGCAGGTTTCGTCGCTAAACGGATGGTTTCCTGTTTCTCAAGTTCGTCGGCCTCGGCGATAATCCCATACACCCAGGACAGGACGTACTCCTGAAACTTGAGCTTCTCCTGGTTGGCCTTCAACTCCACGATCTCGGTAAAGTCGCCCGTCAGGATGGTGCACTTGAAACCCTCGATTTCCTCGCGGATATGGGGTTCGAAGACATCCGTCCATCCGGGGTTCGCCACGAGGCTCCTGAGTTTGTTGGCCTTCTGGATCAGGGCCTGCGTTTCCTGAGGGGGTTGAAATTGGCTCATGCCATCCCTCGTTTCTTCGCCCGCTCCTCCTGGCGACCCTTGAGTCTGTCACCCTCTTTCGACATATCGTCGGGCATCTCGATCTTTTGGACCTCGAAGTGATACTGAAACTTCTTCTTGCCCTGGCCTTTGTCGTCAACGCCAATGCTGACTAACTTGATCGTAACCGTCACCGTAAGTTTCTTGTTGATGTCGGAGGAATCAAATGAGGATTTGCCGTCCTGCCCGTTGTCGCTGAAATGGACGCTCGGATAATAGACGCGCGGCTCCGTACTTTTTGACGATGACGGCATACACGTTGATTCTTTTTCTCCCAGGTCGATTATCTTCATGTCACTTTCCTTTCCCCGTCGCTTTCTTCCTGTCCCTGACGTAGTGGCGCATATTGTCTTCTTCGTTTTCCGAACCTTCGCGGTGGCGAATCGACATCTCGGCCATGGCGCGGGTCTCACTGCTTCCGACCACCTCATTGCGGTCAGTGTTGATTATCTTGTAAGGCCGGGGGCCTTTTCGCTTTTCGATCTTGTAGGGCATTTTTCTTTCTTCTCAAAGTTTTCGTTCGATGAGCAAATATGCATGCTCCCAATTAGTGGTTTATTGACACAGACAATGTCACCGCAATCACTGCAACGCGCATACAGTTTCTCGCCAATTCGGAACAGTTCGCCGGGTTTTATGGATATGCGTTGGTTCATCGTTCATCCTTTCGCTTCCTTTGTCTGCGTTTGAGTCCGCAGCTTGGCGGCCCTCTCGATGACGGCCTGCTTGTCAGCGATAGGCTCGAATTCGCTCATACTGGTTTTAATTCCCATCTTAGTTCGGAGAGCAGAATCGTGAATCGCCCCCCGCACTCGCAGCAGTCGTCGTCCGGACGCGGGTCGATCACCGTCACCGTGCGCGTCTGCGGGCAGCGGTCGCAACGATAAGATCGGATGGTGTTCGGGTTTGGCTCAAACATGGTCACTTGGCCGTCGCTGCTCGGTGTACGATGATGCGACTTTTCGTTTCGCCATGATTATAATTCCTCGTAATACTCCACTTTGTCCTTGTTGATATGGACCATCTTGCCGTCAGGTTTTATCCAGTGCGTCCACACACTGTCACCCTTCCACTTCCCAGTGACTTTCTTGTAGTGGCCCGATTCAAAACTGACGAGCATGGTCTGAGGCGGAGGAGCAATTTGCTGTAATGGCAAAACCGGGGCCTTGCAGGCTTGCTCAATGTGCTCTTTCATCGCCCTCAGACTTTGCGCATCTGGTTCCTTTTTATCGGCGGCATGCTGGTCAGCCAGTTCCTGTAATCTCGCATCCATTTGGGCTGGTGTCTCGTTCATACTGTTCATCCTTTCGTCCTATGCCACTCCCTGCATCGGCTGTGGCTGCTGTGGCTGCTGGCCGGGCATAAGCTGTGGTCTCTGTGGCTGTTGCATAGGCGGCACTATCTTATCCGGCTCATCCTCGCGGTGGGCCTCGTCCAGACCCCAAATGCCCAACAGCCGCTCCCAGAGGTCCTTCAAATTCGTCCAAGCCGCAATCTGCGGATTCTTGAGAGCCAATGATAGTGCCTGCATCAGGTACTCGACCATTTCCTTACGAAGCAGCAGCAGGCTCAGGCCGCCGACGTTGAACTGATAGCGTTCGAGGTTCGAGAACGTATCCGTGAACTGCTCCAGCATTTCGTAACTGTTATAGAGCAGTTTGGCGATGGAGTTGACCTCTAACTTTCGGGCAATCACGTCGAAGTAGCCGTGCGACTCCTGCGTCTTGATCTCAATCTCACCCAGGGTCTTTTTCGCCCCGCTCGGCATGGCCGTCAGGAACTCCGTAATCGCCGTATTCTCCTGGAGGGCCTTCTCGGTCATATCGAAGACGCGGAAGGCGTCGGCGCCGATGCCGCTCTTCTCGACGGGGAAGACGGCCCGTTCCGCCGCACCCGGCTTGAGCTTGATGAGCTTGCCGGGATAGATGCTCGTCATGTTTTGCGGCTCCATCAAGTCCTGCGGCTTGAACTGGTACATCGTGTTGACGCTGAAGGTGAGATTGTCGATGAAGAGGTTGAGCAGGTTATTCAGCGTGTACTGGAGCTTGACTTCGGCTTCTACCATTGAGGTTCCTGCGACGCCGCGATGCGGATAGACCATCGGGATCCAGAAGTCCCAGGGGTGCTTGGCATCCTTGTAGCCATTGGGGTGATTGCGGATGAGGTACTTTTCGTTGGCGAGCCACACGAGCACGCCCTTCTTGGTCTCGCGGCCGTCCTTACTGACGACATCGCCCCAGAATTCCAGGATTCCTACCTTCTTCGAGACGGGGGTATAGGTATCCAGCCCCTCGCGCTGCATCCGATCTTCGCGCTCGTCCTTCTGGCTGTAGGTCTCTTGAATCTTCTTGATCTCGGCCATATCGAACGGTGCATCCTTGGCGTGTTCGTTGCCGCTGTCGCTTTCTTTGTTGGCATCGCGCGCGATCTCGATGAGTTTGGCGAGGTCCATTTCCTTGTACTCGATGACGTACCGAGGATTCTCGTCCTGGAACGGCATGAACTCCGGCGCGATGTAGAGGTTCTGAACGTCGGTGTTCTCATAGAGCAGGCGTTTCTTGGCCCGGTTCCAACTTCGCTTCACCGCCCCCAGCCCTAGGAGACATGCGCCCTTGATCATCTCGCCAAACGCCGCTACGAAGTTCGTCTTTTTCAGATGGGCTTTGAAGCGAAGATCGTCATACTTCGCCTGCTGCTCGTACTCATTGAGTTCATCCTGGAGTTGTTCGAGCTGCTGTTTGGACGTTTGAACAACCTCATCGGCCTTGGTAATCTGGCTCTGCATCAACTCGATAGCGGCCATCGTATCAGGGGTCGGCTGCTGCCCGGCCTGCGAATCGAGCATCTGCTTGGCCGTCTTGAGTACGTCGGCCGCCCGCTTCTGCATCAGTCCGAGTTGTTTCTTGGCCTGCCGAATCTCCTCCTTCAACGGCAGGATGAACTCATCGTCCAACTCAATGTGAAAGAGCTTCGACGTTTGTAAGGTGGCCCGCTCGATGAGTAGGCTCGAGCGCTCCACGGCCATAAATAGTTTCGGGATACAGGTCTGAGACTGCCACTCCTTCTTGTCCTCGTAGTCCTGCATGTTCTGGTATATTTGCCAGAGTTCCTGCCACTTTTTCCGCAGTGTGTCCGTCGCGTTCTCCGCCTCCTTCTTGCAGTCAAGAATCCACTTCTTGAGGTACGCGGGGTCGCTGAGGGTTTCCTTGCCGTCGCCGGTGGTCTTGGGCTCCGGTGGCTGCTTCTGCTCGGCTATCGTTCGTTTTTTTGCCATAATGGATTAGCCTTCGGCAAACGCACAGCAATTACTTGAACCGCTCGATCACCGCCGTACTGCTTAAACCGGCCACGAGTGGGGCGAACAGCACCTTGCCCCCATAGGATTCGACCGTCTCAGCCCCCGCGACGCCCCGGTCCGCCCAGTCCTCGCCCTTGATGAGCACGTCGGGGCGAATCTTATTGATGAGATTGGCGGGCGTGTCCTCGGCAAACAGCACGACGCAATCGACCATGTGCATCGCGGCCAGGACCGCCGCCCGGTCCCGTTCGCAGTTGATGGGACGTTCGGCGCCTTTGATGCGCCGGACTGAGTCATCGGTGTTGAGTCCGACGATAATCGTCTCGCCCTGCCATCGGCAGAATTGCAGGTACTCGACGTGCCCACGGTGCACAACGTCGAAGCAACCGTTGGTAAAGACGATCCGTCGCCCCTTCCTTCGGTGGCGCTCCACCTGAGCCAGCAGCGCCGCCTGCTGATTGACGGGATAGATTTTTTCATAGATGTGGTGCATGGGTGAATCTCCTATTTCTTTACTTGAACACGGTCTTGACCGCATAGCTCTTGGCGAAGTCGTTGGCGTCGCCGTCTTTCTCCTGCCCCAACTGGACCGGCTTGGCGTCGGGATACTGCTCCTTCATCTCAATCACGGCGAAGGCCAGGGCCTCTATGGAGGGGTACTCGCCAAAGGGCAAGCCCACAATGTCACTCTCTTCAATCGCCGCGAGGTAGTTGACGATCTTGGAGTCCTTGAGAAACAGCATACGCCGCTCAGGGTCCAGCAGTCGCTTGAGATGCGGCAGGATATAGGCGTAGAGCGGTTTCATCTCCACCATCATCGTCGGACAGATGTAGAAGGAGCGTCGCAGGACCAGCGAGGTTGCCGGTGATTGCAACTCAGAATCCAGTTCCTTGATGAGCTTATCGGCGGCATTATTGCGAGCGTCGCCGAACCATGCCGTCGGCTTGTAGCGGGCGTCGAGCGCGCCGCACCGCCGCACCAGCTCCCGCGTGTCGAACGTCTCGTACTCTTCCAGCAGGTAGATGTCGTGACTGTCGAAGTGCTTCTCGTAGAGCATCCCCAGCACGACGGCGAAGCCCGGCGCTTTAGACGGCCAGCTCACGCCGCCAAAGATCGCCTTGCACTGGTTCGTCAGCTCCACGTCGCTCAGGGGATAGTTCAGCGGGCTTGTCTTGATATCGGCGATCATGCCGTCAACTCGCTCTGCGAAAAATAGAACTTCCCATCGACGGCGTATATCACGTACCGCACACCGTCGCAATTTGAAACAAGAATCCCGTTTGCAAAGAAATGATGGTCGTCACGGACAGTTAAATCATAAACGGGAGTTTGCCCATCGCATTTTTGCACTGCAACTACGTGAACAGGTTTTGGTCTCGGTGTACTTATTGATTTGAAAAACCTGCCCACATACGCAGCAAATCCTTTCCACATCGTCGGCGCCTTTGTCTCGCCTTGCTGCCGCACGACATTTCGGAGAACAGAATTTTGACTTTCGGTCTTTAGTGAGATACCGACCACCACATCGTTTGCAAATGCACGATTTAGGTTCTCTGTTTTTCCATTGCTGCTTGCTTTGTTCGCTGTGCCATTGTTTACCCTTCTCGGATCGATGCCACTTTTCCGCCAGGGGTCGAATAGCGTCAAGACGCGCAACAAGGCATTTCGTTTCTTCGGTCGTGAGTTTGTGTACCTCTTTGGCCCTATGCCGAGAGGATTCCATACATTCGAGGTTTTCGATTCTATTGTCTCTTCTGTCTCGATTTTTGTGGTGGATTTCAAA